AGCATGTACTTTAAAACTAGATCAATGCGTAAAGAATAATGAGACAACAGTTTTCTGTCACTTGAATGGTGGTGGAATGGGAGCTAAATCAACGGATGATCTAGGGAGAGACATTGGTTTCTATGGTTGCCAGTATTGTCATGACGTATATGATGGTAGGATTACACATCCTTGGTATAAGCCTAGTTTTGTAGATGAAATGGTAGACTTTGCAGTTATTCAGACCAACAAAAGACTAAAGAAGATGGGATTGAAGTGAGTTGTATTAGCTTATTAGTTGCTGTGTCTATGCATATAGGACTTGAGGGTAGTTATAATCCTGTTCATCCACAAATACGTTGCACAGTAAATAATACAATGGCTGGTGTCTATTACAATAGTGAAAATCAATTCAGTAGTTACCTTGCACAAAAGTTTGGAGTGTTGGAGGTTGGAATTGTCACAGGATATAAGTCAGCAAAAGTTTTACCTATGGTTAGAATTATTAAAGGTAACTGGTTTATTGCTCCAGCCTATGAAACTAACCCAAAAAATTATGGCGTTGTCTTAGGATTTGAATACAAGATATGAAATATAAACGAATACTACACAGAACTAAACCAAAAGCAGACATAATAGAAAGCCAAGTCAAGACTTTCTTTAGAGATACGGACTATGAGGAGGCTCTTATAACGATTGAACCTAACAATAAGAGTCGATCCACAAAACAAAATGCATTGTATTGGTCGTGGCTAAAGATACTTGAGGAGACTGGTAACACTCAAATGGCACTCCATAGTTATCTAGCCTCTGAGTTCTTAGAGCCTGAGATGGAGGAAGTACAGGGTAGACCAATTCTTGTGATAAAATCCACCACACAACTGTCAGTAAAGGCTATGGGTGAGTATCTGTTACAAGTTGAAGAGTTTGCAGCAGACATTGGAGTTAATTTACCTAGACCTGATGATTGGTTACAGTTAGTTAAATAGGAGAAAGTTATGGCAAGACCAACTAAGTGGAGTGAAGAGATTGAGGAGAAAGCTACACGCTACATAATTGATTACCAAATCTATGGTGATATGATTCCTAGCATTGAAGGAATGGCTGAACATTTAGAGCTACACAGAGACACTTTATATGCATGGGCGAAGGATGAAGACAAAGGGTTTTCCGACATATTAGGGCGTTGTATGCAAGTTCAGGCTAAAACATTGGTCAACAATGGGCTTAACAACACGTTCAATTCAGCGATTACTAAGCTCGTATTAGGTAAGCATGGATACCACGATAAGATGGAGCAAGATATAACATCGAGTGATGGAACTATGAAGCCAACGATTATAGAATTAGTTGGTAAGGTTAATGAGTGAGTCAGCTCAGATAGAATTACCACCTAAATTAGTTCCTGTATTTGAAGGTGAGGCAAGAACTAGATATGCATATGGTGGTCGTGGTTCAGGAAAGACTAGATCATTCGCATTAATGACAGCAGTCTATGGTTATCGCTGGGGCATGAGTGGTAAGAAAGGTCAGATACTTTGTGCTAGAGAGTTTATGAACAGTCTTAGTGAGTCATCATTAGAAGAGATCAAGTCTGCAATACTCTCAGTACCATGGTTAGCTGACTACTATGAGATAGGTGACAAGTACATTAAGAGTAAAGATGGCAACATACAGTACACGTTTTCAGGTCTTAGAAGATCACTAGACTCAATCAAATCTAAAGCTCGTATCTTATTGTGTTGGGTAGATGAGGCTGAAGCGTTAAGTGGTAGAGCTTACGATGTATTAATACCAACTGTCCGGGAAGTTGACTCAGAGATATGGATAACATGGAACCCGGAGTCAAAGTATTCAGCAACCCATGAAAGGTTTAGAGCCAGTCCTCCTGAAAATTCTAAGGGTGTTATGCTTAACTACACAGACAACCCTTGGTTCCCGGATGTCCTTGAACAAACAAGATTAGAAGATTTTGACAAACGACCTGATATGTATGAGCATATTTGGACAGGTGGTTATTTAATCTATAGTGAAGGCAGTTATTATGCAGCCGAAATGCGAAGAGCGAGAGATGAGGATCGGATAACGAAAGTAAATTATGACAGATCAACAGGCGTTGTAGTTTCATTTGACCTTGGTGTTGGAGACTCAACGGTCATTTGGTTTGCACAGTTTGTAGGTACAGAAGTACATCTAATAGATTACTATGAGGCATCAGGTGTTGGACTAGAGCATTACGTTAAGGTATTACAAGAGAAACCATACGTATATTCTAACTACATCTTTCCACATGACATCAGAGTTAGAGAGCTTGGTTCAGGTAAGAGTAGGTTAGAGACGTTAGAGAGTCTTGGTATCAGGGCAGAGAAAACTGACATTGCACCTTCACTCTTAATTGATGATGGCATACAAGCAGTAAGAGCTATGTTAGATCAATGTTACTTTGATGCTGAGAAGTGTGAGAAAGGAATAGATGCACTAACAAATTATCAACGTGATTGGGATGACAATGGTAAAACATGGCGTATGAGACCATCACACAACTGGGCAAGTCATGGAGCTGATTCATTTCGTTACCTTGCCATAGGCTATCAGCCTTATAATGAGTCATGGGATAAACCTATTAGAAGAAATATGAAGGGGATTGTATGAAAGGTATATTGGCTAATATGTGGGATAAAAAAGAGAGTGTAGTTGGTGGACTCTTTGATATGTTCAATCAAACTGGTATGAAAAAAGATGTTGATAACAAAGTACAAGGTCTTATTAACATGGGTGTACCTGAAGCACTCTTTACAAAAGCACCAGCAACAACAGAAGCTAATCTAGGTAAATCAACTTTAAACGCAATAAGAAACCTCCCAGCACAAGTACCTGACTTAGCAAAAGGACTTATAGATGTAGTTTACAATCCTATTGATACAGCTAAAGAACTCGGAAATTTAGCAGAAGGAGTAAATACTAACTTAGGTGATTTGTTCTATGACACATTAACGCCTAAGAAATATGAAGCAGCCTTTAAAGAATTTAGAGACCGAGGAAGAACGGAACAATCATTTGAAAACGAAGCTAATGCTTCAGCTTTAGGACAAAGCATATATGAAGGAGCTAGTACACCACAAGGTAGAAGAGACTTTGCTCAAGGTAATTCACTTGATCTATTAATTGGTGGTGGATATGCAGCAACTAAAATACCTAAACTTGCAGCTATGAATCAGAACTTAGCTAACCCTATAAGTGCTGGATTATCTATAAAAGATGTAAGTAATGACAATCCTTTTTTTGATTCTGCCGGGACATTTTCTAAAGCTGAACAAACAGTACAGAATATGAAACAAGGTTCTATGGGTACTAATGAAGTGATACCATATTTGCAAGGTAGAGGAATATTAAACGCAGAAATACAAGACCTAAAATTAGATAGATATGTGGAAGATGCAAAAGGAAACACAGTTACTAAAGAAGGTTTGTTAGATCATATAAATGACAACCGTACAAGCCTTTCATCTGCCTCGCTGTTGTCTCCAAGTAATACAGGATTTAATCCTAACAATATTACGCAAGGCACAGTATTTATTTCCGATCCTCACGAAGCCTACGCACACATAGGACAAGGTAGATATTTTGAGAATGAAGAAACGCCTGATGGAACATTGAGTGTATTGCACAACCCTGAAGAAATTTTAAACATTAGCTATAACTTAGATATGGCAATGGCTGGTTCAGCTAAAGTAAACGCAGACACAACAATTAACGGAAGAAGTGCAAATGATACGGAATGGAGAGAACATTATCCATTCAACTTTGACACAGATGAAAAAGTATTTTCTAAAGGAGTAGCACAAGGTAATGCACAAAGAAGTGATAGTAAAATGGCAACAGCTATGTTGCAAATGCACTATCAAAAGCCTGAAGAATACCCAATGACACGTGGTTTACAAGCATTTGAAAACCAAGAAAGAATAGATAAACTTAGTGTCTACTCAGATGAAGCTCTTGTACGAGAATTAACTGATGAAAACTTTACGCTTATAAGCGAGTTAAAAACATTAAACGGTACTGGTGTAGAAGAATGGGATCAAGACTTTACTAAAAAGATTACTGTCTTTGCAAAAACTGGAGAACAATTAAGAACTATGGATGAGTCGCTTGATTTTGACGATGCATTAGCGGCATTAGCAGAAGTAGAATATTTAAAAAATCCAATGTTTGAACAAAAAATATCATTTACACCTATTCCTGAATATGATGGCCCGGAAACAGAAGTTGAATATACAGTTACAGGTAATGATGATACCGGGTATTTTGTTTACGATCCTGAAGGCGAAACAGTTGCAGATAGCGTAGATTTACCACGCGCTCAAGCAATGCTTAATACTGATGCACAAACCAGAGGCTTTTTAGAAGGTGTAGGTCGTGAACAGGATGACGTTGGAAAAACTGGATCATCGCGTTATCATGGTTATTTAAGTCCATTAGATAATCAATATGTAGATTCATATTCTGAAGAATTAATACAACTTGTTCCGAATACTAATAAGAAAAGCAAATACTATGAAGGTTCTGTAATGGGTGGTGAAGGGTATCAATACGATGCTGGTCATTATGAAAACAACCCAAATACTTTAATAAGTTATCGTAAAGTAATTATTCCACCTAAAGCAATTACATCAACAGATGGTGCAAATATAGATACTGGAGCTTATAAAATTGTTGAAATGCAATCTGATTGGATACAAGATGGAAGACAATTTGGTTTTACTGAAGCTGAATACAAAGATATAGGAATTAAATTAAAAGAAGATAGTAAGAATATGTATTCATATGAAAGATTGACCAATGTTTTTGAAGATACAATGGATGCAGTTAGTGATGGAGACGAAGTAATGGATATGGCTTACGTTGCATTACAAGATATACCTAACTATATTCATAAACAAGCATATATAACAAGTCTTAAAGAAGCAGCTCACGTAGGCATAATAGACGAGGGTTATGTTACAAAAAGCGCAGAAGATCGGTTTGAACGAACTTCTAAACAAATTGAAAAAGATGCTAACGCAGACTGGGCAAACAGTACATACAATCCTGATAGTGACCAGTTTGATGTTCAATCGTATTTTGAAGCTAAAGGACATAAAGACTTAATGATATATGTTCATGATCAATACGATGTTAAATCCAAAAAAGTAGAAAAGTGGAGAGACCATATTGTGACTCCTCGTAATCCTTTAAAAGATAAAGATATTTACATAACTACAGGACTACAAGATGCAATACAAAAAGCACATAAAAAAGGATTAAGGTTTGTTACTTGGTCAAGCGGTTCGCAAATTTTAGATCGTTGGAATAACTCTAGAAAATTAAACGAAAAAGGCAATATTAAATACAAGGAATTGTATGGTAATATCTATGATAAAAAATTACCTAAAGCTGCCCGGAAGTTATTAGAAAAATATAAAGGTGATAAACTTTTAGAAATTGAAATTGATGGTGAGATAAATTTTGCTCTTGAAATAACAGATGAAATGATTAAGAACATGAAAAAAGAATTACCAAATTTACCTGAAGATAGTAAAGTATTGCCAATGCCTCAATATGGTAAAGCTAATCAAATAACTGGTGGATTATTGCAAACAGATATAGCACAACCTGAACTACAAGGATTAATAGCATAACTATAACAATTAACTTTATTCCTGATTAATGATATACTACTGACAAAATAGGACTTACTATGGCATTAAATACTTACACCGCATTAAAAAGTAGCATTGCTGACTTCTTGAACAGAGATGATCTTACCTCTGTTATTGAGGACTTTATTACATTAGCAGAATCACAGATTAACAGAGATGTTAGGCATATGAAAATGGAAGCACGTGCTAATGGTCAACAAGATGCTAATGATGAATACATGCAGATACCAGCCGATTGGGTTGAAACAATACGCTTACATCTGACAGGAACAGGAACAACAGTATTAAATTTAATTTCTAGAGATGCAATGGCTGACAAACGAGCAGCTAATGAAAATATGGCTGGTACTCCAACTGCTTACACTCATGCAGATAGCCAATTTCAATTGCATCCCACACCAAACGCAACAACAGACTTTGAGTTACTTTATTATCAGAAGCTCCCAGCTTTAAGTAGTAGTAACGCAGATAACTGGCTTTTATTAGAAGCACCTGATGTATACCTCTATGGAGCGTTATTACATTCAGCACCGTATCTAGCAGAAGACGAAAGAGTAGCAATATGGGCGCAGATGTATTCTGCTGCTGTAATGCAATTAAACGAAGCATCTGAATCAGCTCGTTATAGTGGTTCAGGCTTAAAACTTAAAATCAGGGGATTAGTATGAGTTTTACTAACTTTTTAGAAACAGAAATATTAGATCACGTTTTTGCTGGTGCAGCTTATACAGCGCCTTCAACAAAATACTTAGGATTATTTACAGCAGCTCCGGGTGAAACTGGTGGTGGTACAGAATTGTCAGGTAGTGGTTACACACGTAAATCAATAGTTTTTGCTACTTCAGGCGCAACAACAAGTAATAACGCAGCAGTAGAATTTCCAACTGCAACAGGTAACTGGGGTACGATTACTCATGTGGGTGTCTTTGATGCAGCTACATCAGGAAACTTAATGGTATACGCTACGTTAACTGCTAGTAAGGCTGTAGCATCAGGAGACGTATTCAGAGTACCATCAGGTGATCTAGATATTACATTGAACTAGGCTAACTTCAGATGAAGTATGGTCAGTATAAATTTAATAGAGGTGCATATTCTACTGCTGATTTAGAAGAAGGCGCTTCGGCTGTAACATCTAATTCGAGTGTAGCTAATGTTGCTGCGGTACGTGTACGCACATCAGGCGCTGTATCTGCTGGTGTAACTGTTGTTACTACGGTAGCAAATCTAGAAGCAGTTGTACAAGTACAGTTATCAGTAGCTAGTTCTGCAAGTTGTGCATCAGAAAAAATAAATCTAGGTTCTGCAACTGCAACAGTCGCAAGTACAATATCAAGTGCTGGTCTACGAATACATCAAGGTCTTGCAACTGATTCGTTTGGTATTTACGGTATAGCAACAATTGCAGCAAATTGTGAGTTAATATTAATTGGTGGTGCTGCAACAACAGCCAATGTAACAACCTTTAATCAATGTGGTTTTGTTCTCACAGCTAATATTGTAGACGTATCAACTAGTAGTACCGTTGTATCAGTAGCACGTTTAAAATGGACACCAATATTAGAAGGATCAGAAATATGGACAATAATAGCAGCTTGATATGTTAATCCCATTACAAATCCCACCGGGAGTTTATAAAAACGGTACTGACTTTGAATCATCTAATCGATGGTTAGACTCTAATTTAGTTAGATGGCATGATGGATCATTACGTCCTGTTGGTGGATGGGATACAAGAAAA